GTACATTAAGGAGTTATAATGGGGTTTATTAAGAAACCAATCAAAGGAATAATAAAAGGCATCAAAAAAGTTGTCAAAGGCATAACATCTTTCGTGGGTGATGCTTTTGGATTCATAATCAAACCTTTTGGTTCTTTTGAAACACCAGACATTTCCGCAGAACAAGTTGCACAAGGTGTTAAGGTCACAAAATCAGGCACCAATGTGGGTATTCCTGTGGTGTATGGATTTAGACGAGTGGGTGGCACGATTGTACACGTGGAAACAGATGGCAACAGCAATCAATTTCTTCATGTGGTTTATGTCATATCTGAAGGTGAAATAGCAGGTGTTCACAGAATACGTTTGGACGACAATGAATTGTTGCCACATCCTGGTACCAGCAACACATACAATCATGGACAAGAATATACATCTACAACTGGTAGATATAAAGACAGAGTACGATTTCAAATATTCAACGGCACAGAAAATCAAGTTCAAAGCACACTGGCAAATGGATCACCCAGTTGGAACAACGGTGTAAGAAAATTACCAGGTGTTGCTTATGCGGCATTTAGATTTGAATGGAAAAATTCTAATCAAGCAGAAATAGATTCAAATCCATTTGGTGGTGGTGTGCCACAAATAACATTTGACGTGTTTGGTAAGAAAGTTTTTGATCTTACTTCAGTGACACCAGGCAGTGAAAATTTGCCAAACGATTATGCTGACTTAACTAAAAGTTATGTGGAGACAGATTTCAACAGACCAGGCACAAACCCAGCAAACTGTTTGTTAGACTACATGATGAATCCACGTTATGGATTAGGCATCAAAAAAGAAGACATACACACAGAAAGTTTTAGAATTGCGGCGGCAAAATATAACCAATTGGTAGATTTAGACCAAGATGGTAATTTTACGGAGTTTGTTTTAACCTGCAACACAGTGTTGACCACAGAAGCAAAACTGATAGACAATGTTAAACAATTGGTAGGTGGATGTAGAGGTGTAATGCCTTACGTGAGTGGTAGATACAAATTGAAAGTTGAAGATGGCGGCAATGATACAGACATCACCAGTGCCACAATCAACGTTGCTTTTGACGTGAGTAATTTTTACATCACAGGTTCAGTGACTTTAGGCGGAGAATCCAAAGTCAGCAAATACAACAATGTGTATGTGAATTACATAGATCCAGACAAAGAATTTAGCAGTCAACAAGCGGTATTCAGTCAGGCAGGAGATCAAGCAGTGGATGACGATGAAGAACTTTCAGGTGAATTTACTTTTTCTACAATCACCAATCCTTACATAGCACGTGAATTGGCAAGAATGATTTATTTGAAATCACGTAATCAAAGAACATTAAGTTTTACAGGCACACAAGAATTATTAAATGTTGAACCAGGTGACATCATCAGAATGTCAGAAGACATATTGGATCTAGATTTGCGTACATTCAGAGTGGTTGATATGAAATTGACCAACACAGGATTGGTAGAAATATCTGCTGTTGAACACACAGCATCAAACTATCCACACGTGTCTGGTGAACAGATTGAAATACCACCCACTGTGTATTTGCCAGATGAATATTCAGGTAGACCTTTACAGCGACCAGTGAGTGATCCACCAAAAGGTGTTAAACCACCTTATCCTACACCAGGCGATTCTGCAGGAGATCAACCAGCACCCACACCACCACCACCTTATGAACCAATTGACAAACCCAGCATTGACAAATTCTATTATTCATCTTTAAGAACCACACTGGATCCTACTAATCTATATGGTCGAAATATAGGAAGATATCACGGCATTGAACAAGAATATCCACCAACATTTCCACTGTTGGATTATGACACCACAAGATCAGGTGCTACTTCGCATGGACCTTATGACAAATTGTTCAACAACACAGTGACCATAGCACAATCCAATGTAAGAAAAGAAGTCATCTACAATCTAGAAGATCCTCAAGCAGGCATCTACACATTGGCAACAAGAGCAATTATCTTTTTGAATTTTCCTATGGAAAGCAGTATGGAAAAAATAATTATTGAAGCATATGATGGATTCAACAGAGTGGGCACATCTTATTCTGTGGATTATGCCAATCCTGTTTCACATCAACTGGGCGTACCTTATCTTATACAAAATGTACCTATTGGTGCCAGTCTAAATCCATCAGAAGATAGATATGCTAGATTCAGCGACAAAGGAGAAAACGGTACCGTAATTTTGCCACTCAACAAGAATTTTACATTCAAGATAAGAGCGATCAAACACATTCAGGGTGAAACACAAGAATATAGAATAGGCGGAGATTTTACTAGAGTTGGTTGGAATGACACACAGCAGTATATACTGAGAGGCACACGTTTGAAAGACAACGGACTTGAAGGTTTTATAAATTATATCAACAGCACTTACGGTTATGATGGTGCGGGATCACAAAATTTAGGAGGATAACATGCCAAGCAATGGTTTTTTTGATGTGGATACTGGCACACTACATGCTCGCAGTGTGGAAGGTTGGCAGGATTACACACAGTGGAGTTCTTTCACTTCATGGCAAGGCACACCTGGCAGTAATCTAGAGTTTACTACCAACATTATTGATGCAGGCACAGTGGATTATCACATGCCTCTTATCACTTGTGAAAGTGCGACTCCTATCACGATAGAAATGAGTCACAGCAGTACAGTTGATTCAACAGGTGGTGCTTTAGATTCACCAACAACTGTAACCATTTCACCCAACACCAGCAACATCACAGTGCCTTACGCAAGATTCTTCAAATTCAAAATTATACAAGGCACAGGAGACAGTGGTGCCGCACAAGATTCAGCAGGATCACCGCTACTCACACTGCGTGATCTCAATATTATTTTTAGAACACAAACCAGCACACTCACACAGAGCAATATAGACACCAGCACACTGGGTGGATCTACTGGGGCCAGAGAATTAACTTTCAATCAAACCACGGGCACCATCACAAACTGTCTCATACAACCGCACATCACAGGGTTGGATGATTCAGGTGGTGATCCTGTAAGACCTATAGTCTATATTGACAAATCCAGCACACCTATCGTGTTAAATATTTTTGATTTAGATTCTTACGGTAAAGCACGTAGAATAGATTGTACAATAGATGTACAAATTCAATATCTGCCACAACTACAGAGTGATGAGCAAGGACAAACGGAGATAGCATAATGGCATGGCCAACTAATAAACCAGATTCAAATAAATTTTCATCAGACACAGATTCAATCAAAGAATCAAGACCAGAACTCAACACCATGAGTCAGGCAGTGAATGACATTGTGGATTTTGTGGATACCACAGGCATAGATAATGATGAATTTTCTTTGTTGGTGTATAATCGAAACACAGGTAAATTACAGGTTGCTTCGGTAGGCACCAATATTAGTGTAGATGAAGATTCTGCTGGCAGACCTTTCATAATAGACAGTGCGGCGGGCACAGTTTCAAATCCACTTACAGCAGATCTAGACACAGACACATTCAACATAAAAACCAGAACCAATAGAGGCACGGATTTTAAAATTAGTAAATTGGGTGGTTTTGCTGGTGATTTCAGATTAGAATCAGAACAGACAAGGGTAATTGTTGGGGGAACTTCTGCGGCAGTTTTAAATCACGGTATCAGCGTTGACGCATTGAACATAGTGTTTGACCATTATGCTACAAATATAAATTCTGAAAATCAGATTAAGATGATTGCCAATCAAGACAGTGCTGGTTCGGATACAGGTCTTGATAAGATCGAAATAAGATCGGACCAACTGAACATTGACGCAGGTATCAGGTACAAAGAACAAGTATTTCAATTGCCTTTTGGAGTGAATCTCACACCCGATGTGGGACAGAATGGCAATCTGATGGAAATCACACTCACAAACAACACCACATTCGATGGATTTGCTAATGCTGAAAATGGACAATCTTTAACTTTGATCATAAGACAAGATGCTGTGGGCAACAGGACGCTGACAGAAAATCTAGACAGTGCTGGCAGAATGTTGTGGGCAGGAGGCATCAACACTCTGAGCACAGGTGCTAATGCTGTGGATGTTCTAACAGTCATGTATGTAGGAGGAATATACTACGCAAGTTTAAGCACCAACTTCAGTTAAAAAAGGTGTCTGTGAGCGTCATTGAGCTCGTTATACGGGCAAAAGAGAGGAACAAGAGTAAATGTATACAACAACCAAAACAATAAATAAAAACAACAAGGAGATCAGTTATGGCCTGGGGCACATCAAGTAATGTAATCACAACCAATTTGGATAGTGGCACAGATTCGCCAGCGGCGGCACGTGCAGATATCAAATCAGCATTAGACGAATTAAAAGCAGTTATTGACGGCAGAAACACTGCCAACGGTGTGGCAGGTTTGGATGCTTCATCCAAAATTAATGCCACTCAAATACCAGATGAAATCAATTCAACCACAGCAACAGATTTAACCATTGACCCCAGCACAGGCAAAGTAAAATTGGAAGAGATACTGAATCTCGCACCACAAACTGTGACGCAACTCAACGCAAGATCAGACATACAGCAGGGAGACATTGCTTTTTGTTCCAACGGCGATGGTGGCACAGAATGCCTTGCAGTGGCAGTGATTGAAGACGATTCAGCAGGAGCACCCACTTGGAAAGTGGTACAAATAGGGAGTGCAATCAGCACATAATGACTAGAAAATTGATCACCAGTTTGGAAAAGCGAATCTACAAGATAGAACGCACCTTGGACAAGATCATGAACAATCATCTCCACCACATTCAGGGTTACCAGATGTATATCCTGGCACTGACTGGATTGATTGTGACCATGCTGATTGGCATCTTCATTAAAGTGATGTAATGGGCAAACCCAAAATCACACACTCACACTACAGAGACAACTTCACCAAGTATTCTGCCAAACGCACCAAATACACCTCTGACTCCTTTCACCGGGAACACAATCAGTGTGGCATGTGCGGTGGCACCTCATTCAATCACGAAAGACCCCTGCCCACCACCAAAAGACCCGCATACTACAGGACCTATGGGTACAGAACAGATCGTGTGCAGTGGCGCATCAGATGTGCCAACAAATCCTGTTCAGAACCCTACGGTGTGATACTCAAACTGGAACTGTGGGATTCTGGAGGCGAATAAATATTTCAGTCTAACGTAGCATAGACATTAGTCCTTTGTGGATCAGCAACAACGGATAAGACTTGTCATCAAATCTCCAGTTGCTGATCCCTACACCAGGACACACATGGGGTGGAATTGGTCTTTTGCTTAAGACTCCGTTCATACAGATTCCATCCCGCCAATTTGCCCAAAAGACCCACTTATTGCTTGACTTTTTCAGAGAATTGCTATATAACAGTAGCAATGGCAATTAC